CCTAACCCAATCGTAACTATCAGCAATAGTTGATTTTTGCTAATCTATAGAGGACTTCGGTCCTCTATAGATAGTGATTTAATCTTATTTCTAACTACATCAAAATTAAAAGTATTGAATAATCCAGGATGTAATGGTTTAGGATAATTTCCTTCATCTACCCACGCATATCCACAATGTTCATGATTTAATATAGGGATAAATTCTGAATCTATTTTACAAAAAAAAGTATGATAGATAAAATTGTTATTAACAAATTTCTGTATAGGAATTAATTTCCACTCTTTATTATAAATTTGCATTTCTTCAATGCATTCTCTTTCTATACCTTGAAGTAATGTTTCATTAGATTCAATCTTTCCTCCAGGAATACTCCATGTAGGATTTTTATCGTTTCTTAACAGATACAAATATCTATTTGATAACCTAGAAAAAAAGAATACACCGGCTGATACTGACATATAATGATTTATCTATTTTAAATCACTATAGAATAATCTCCTTGATCGTACCAACCATCTACTGATTTCATCCACATCGATTCATTAGGTACATATCTATATTGTATGTCTGTAGTTAGATTAGTAGTGTACTCTACGGAAGTTGCTTCTTCAGAACTAAAACTAACGAACCAGTCAGTTCCATCATATTCTATGATATCATTTGCATTTGCAACAACATTTCCCCAAGCTACAGTTGGTGCTAACCCGCCCATATTTTCTACTATTAGGTATCGAGTTCCGGCGCTGGCTGCCGGCAATCCAACATTCGGGCCCGAAGTTAATGGATTAATAACGGCATTAATCGGATCTAATGTATTTTGTGGCAAAGTATCAGTGTCAATATCATATATTAATAGCCTGTCATCTAAGGGATCTACTGTAATAGTGCCTACAATTTCAGTATCCATATATGGATGTTGTAGCCAAATCTGACTAATTCCTGCTTGATATTTTCCATACATATTTAATAATGATGGCCAATATAAAGACGTATCGGGTGGCGTAGGTAGAATCAAATCTTCATTAGAAGGATTAAATGTTTGGTTAGCCGGCAATAACTGCAAGTTATTACCTAACAGTAATAATTTATATCCGTATGGTGTAATCTTTTGCCTAGTGCCTAATAATAGATCATCGTTTTCTATGTCTTGAAGTGCAGTGCCTTTAAATATACTGGCAATAATTTTTTGAATTACCCCCATCTTCTTTAGTTTGGCGCTAGTGCTTAGCCATATAGGCATATAAAATTTCCATGTCATGACATCAATGGGATTACCTGTACCTTGAGGAATGCTTCTAGATGTAAAAGTTAGTCCATCCTGATAGACTACAGACAATGATGTCCAATCTATAAAATTATCAGTAGATTGTATTTCTAATGACGGGTTAAATAATGTTCCTAGTTGTTCTATTAGTTCTAATTTTTGGTTATAGTTTGTTGTCCAAAAATCTACAGTAACTCTCAATGTATAAGGTACAGGCATCAATCTTTCTATAGTAAATGCCTGCCCCTGTGTCGTTTCATATTGTTGAGTATTAGCATTATATGATCGCTGTCTTACCTGCATTTTATCCACATATGTAGGATCTTGAGTTCTACGCTGATCATATTCTAATCCACTGATATAGTAAGTTATTAATGGCGCACTGGGTAAGTTACTGGCACTGTTGTTTGCTATTACTGTGCTTGCCTGTCTGCTAGCATCCCCATACATAATAGGAACCCTAACAACTATGTCATTGCCTGCAGGATCTTTTCCTTTAGTTACATACCATGAACTAAAAATTTTTGCAAATTGTACTAAAAATCTGCGAATTTGATTATCATAAAAATACGAAGCCATAATTAATTACACCGGAGGTAGGTCATCTGGTTTCAATCTAAGGATTGTAGACAACGCTTGTTTTTCTGGTACAAGTTGTTGTTCTTGTTGTAAATATATTTCATTATCATTATTAATGAAACCGGATAATAATGATTTATCTTCAGCAGTAAATCCAGATTCTGTTCTAACATTGGTAGAAATTCTAACCCATCTTTGTCCATCCCAACGGTATAACACATTAGGAAAGTAATCTATCCTTAGGAAGTAATCACCAACTTGTGGATTTTGCGGGAAACTTATTCCGGCGCCAGTTGGTAATCCATTAGGAGCCGTGCCGTCGCCGGTTAAATATCCGGACGCATAACCAAAACTTCTTGGACTTGATCTAGATATGTACTGGAATCTAGGATCACTATCAGCCCTGTAGTCCATTTGTTGAGTTACAGTACCAGTGAAACCAGGCACTACTGGGTTTTGATCAGAGGTAGCGTATGTATTATCTGAAGTACCGTATGGTCCTGTAACAGGACCTAAACTATACAAAGATAAAGTTATATCACCACTAACCGGCCCAGAACCAGTTGATGTTCTCTCGGGTGCTGTATATTGCAACTCTAAATTTATTTGATTAAACTTATCTATAGTATTGCCACTATCAATCGTCATATCATACAATGACTTAGCACTATTTTTAGAAATACGTACAATTGGGCTAGGAGTCTTATAATTAGGACTAGATAGCATAACAACAGATGCAATAGGTGGACCATCAGACGTTACAATATCTATTGGTGGTGCCGGTTGATTAACCTTCCCAGACAGGACTCCGTTTTCTTGAAATAATCCATATGTAGGTACAACATATAATTTCCCCACATCGTACCCTGATTTAGGTAATAAACGTTTTGCCTCGTCTACTACTGCATTATTAATTTCTATATTTTTATTATAGGTGCTTAAGATATCTTTTAAATTTTGTGATGTGTCTATTTGCCAATATGTAGGATTGGGAGGGGCAATCCCGACTGGAACTTGAATAGTTGCTACATAGTTCTTATCACCATATGTTACTACATATCCCGGCGGATATACTGTAGTATTATTCCAAGTACCTAAGTATGTGTCTTTGTTAATAGGTTCTGTTAGTATTTGGCTAAATTCTTGACTGTCTACTAATGGTTCGCACTTAATACGCCATAGATGCGGAAACCATGTTTGACTGAATCCCTCACTAGCATAGTTAGCATCAGTTATTTGATAAAATCTTTTTAGTGCAGTGGGTATGGTTTCTTTAAGTGGGTGGTAATCTAACAAATGAGGTAGTTCTAACACATCACCTACCATCAACTTACGCCCCATTATATCAATCATAGCATTGTAATGCATTGTTATAAAAATGATATCATTATTTAAAAATAAACCAAACTGTGATAAGTCAAAATCTAAATTTTGTACATTATAATGTCCACGAAGTCGATATATGTTAGAATCATAGGTTCGATCACGATTTTCTAAAAACAACAAATCTTGTATATTAGTAGGATTTAGGCTGTCATATTCTGGCTGTGTATAATCAATACTAGGTCCTTGATTAACGGGCCCCAAATACTTATGAATGTATAAGTCTGTGCCACCAATGGTAAATTGTTCAGAAATAGTCCTGTCTAAAAAACGATAATCGTTTTGTTTATTCTCGCGGTAAAGGCTTAATCTTGGCATACTGTATTTATCGTTTATTAAAAACGGGGTTGACAATAAAAGGATAATCATATATAATAGTGAAACATTTATAATTTTGGAGTTATAATGGCTAGAAAAACTAAACAAAATGTAGCAGACTCTTCTATTGCCACTGCATTGAACCCAAAAGACCCAGATACTAAGTATCTAGGAGAAGAACCGTTCTATTCTATTGATATGGATCAGTCTGTTAGGAAAGCATCCTTAGTTAAGGGGTTTAATTGGTATAATAGATTCTATGGTAAAAAAGACGCAAAAGAATTTTTAGCACTATACTTAGAATTGAACAACAAACTATCTGAATCCAGGACTATTCGTAAAGTAGACGATTCAGAAATTGTAAATTCTATCGGCTGGCTCTCTAGGATGACTATGCGCGGCCTAAAGTTGTCAGAAGAAGAAACATTTGTCATGAATAATGAAATCACTAGGTTGATTCAATCGGTAAATGAACCTAAAGTTAAAAAAATTAGTGCCACTGGCGGCACTAAATCGTCACCTGACGCCGTTAACAATGCTAATCGACCAAATGTGCAAGAGATTATGCGTGACCGAGCCAGAGAGGCTGCAGGAGAACTAGAAGGCATATTTGACGACTATATTATCTCCGGTGCTGTCTCTAAGTTTAATACAAAAACAGTAGATTGTGTGGCGAAAAATAATATATTGCCACAACATATCAGTATTATTACTGATGCATGGAAAGGTAAACTAACGGAATTCGAAACAATATTGGAAGGCAAAGATAGTCAACTAGTTCAAGGTTATAGTCAGTTTACAAAAACTCAACTAAAGAATATTGTTAAGTATATTGAACAAGTATTGACTGATCTAAACAGTTATATTTCTATTAAAAAAGCCAGTAAAACCCCGCGTAAACGTAAGGCAGTTCCCGTAGAAAAACTAGTTTCAAAATTAAAATATTTGAAATCGTTTAAAGATGAGAGTATGAAACTTGATTTGATTAGTATTTCTCCTACTAAACTTCAAGGTGCTAGTGAAGCATGGATCTACGATACTGCAAAACGAAAGCTGCACCACTACGTAGCCGATGAATATAGCAAGACCTTTACAGTAAAAGGAAATACATTGTTGGGTTTCGATACGACCCAGAGTGAAGTAAAAACTCTACGTAAACCTAATGAACAACTTAAAGAGATTATGGGTAGCAAGCCAGTTGCTCGTAAATTCTTTAAAGATATTAAGGCTGTTTCGACAAGCCCCAATGGTAGATTTAATGAACAAATGATTATTTTAAAGGCATTCTAATGACACAACATATTGATCTTAACAAATATAAAGATTTTGTAGCGGCAGTAACCAGTAAACAATCCAACGAATATCAGGATTTTCTTAATGCAGTAAATACCTTAAAGTATAATACTACGGATTCTGGACAACAAGTTAATCCAATGCTATTAATGACTGCTAGTATAGGCTTATCTAGTGAGACCGGTGAATTTAATGAGATTGTAAAGAAAATGTTTTTTCAAGGTAAACCATTTAATGATGAAAATCATTTTCATCTAAAAAGAGAACTTGGTGACATTATTTGGTATTGGACTAATGCATGCCGAGCATTAGGATTAGACCCGAATGATGTAATTGTAGAGAATGTAAGGAAGTTAGAAACGAGGTACCCCGACGGAAATTTTGATCCATTTTATAGCGAGAATCGCAAAGAAGGGGATTTATGAAGGACCAATTACACTCGACATTCCAAATAGGGAATAAGATTATACCACATTTTTCATATCAAGAATTTGGGGTCTGTGGTTTAGGAATTAAAAAAAATCCTATTATTTCTATGGATCAATACATTGATAATAGTATGGATACTGAAATACATATTGAGTGTTGTCAGGGTCTTGCATTATCCTCTGAGTATAAAATGGGTATGATATACGGAGATATACCACCAGAAGAAGAAATAAAATATAAAGGAAATGGTTCTTGGACTAAGGTTCTAAAAAATTTAGATTATATTGATCCTACCGGAATACATCATAAAGCCCTGTTAGAAGTTATAGAAAGATCACCTAAAGGCATGGAGATGCAATCTATATACAAATATGTATATTTTGCATTAGGTTCTGCGATTCCATGGTTCTTCGCGCTTTATTTAAAACACAGTGATTTTGATAAAAAAACTGTTGAAAACAACAATTGGACAGCTGCTAGTGAACATTTTCCTAAATTACTCAAATATATAAAAACACTGCCTTTTAAAGAAGTGGGAAGAGTTTTATTTTTCACTACCTATCCAAATGCAGGTGTGACTATTCATCGTGATAGTATTGTTGCAGAACATAAAGATCATAACATTAATCTATTTTTTGATGGAGGCTGGCGTCCCAGTTTTGTTTGGGATGAAAAGAAGAAGGAAAAACATTATCTTCCCATTGGGTCTAAAAGTTATTTCTTTAATAATAGGGATTATCACGGAGTAGACCCTGAACCAACATTTAGATATACCGTGCGTATTGACGGAACCTTTACTGATGAGTTATGTGACAAATTAGGCTTAATAGATGGCTACACTTGGAAATGGTCTTATGAAGATACCGGTAATAATTTATAAAATATGTACGCGTGGTAATTTTTTATCATTAAATTTGCACCATTGGGACATAGGTTGCTATTATTCACTGAACCATAATTTTGATAAATACACTATTACAGGAAACTAAAATGGCCGTTAGTGTATTAGCAACCCCAATGAGTACACCATCTAGTCTGACGCTAGATGAATTAAAAGAAGCACTTTTTAATAATATTCGCCTCAGACTGGGAGGAGACATTGTAGATTTGGAATTAGATCCACAACACTATGAAGCAGCATTTAATTATGCGATAAAGATTTATCGTCAACGGGCACAAAATTCTACAGTAGAATCATATACACTAATGACAGTGGTTCAAAACGTCGATACCTATACGTTACCTAGTGAATTCATCAACGTAAGAAGTTTATTTCGTAGAACAGTGGGGTTAGAGACCGGCCCTAGTTCTACCTCATTCGATCCTTTCTCCAGTGCTATTTTAAACACATACTTATTAAACTATAATTATACCGGTGGACTAGCAACATATGATTTTTATGCGGGATACGTTGAACTTGCTGCACGTATGTTTGGTGGATATGTAAACTACACGTTTAATCCTGTTAGTAAAGTATTAAGAGTAGTGCGTGACTTTAAGGGTACCGGTGAACGTATCCTTATATGGGCTGATGTGCAACGGACTGAGATTGAATTGTTACAAGATCCGGGCGCCGGGGTGTGGATCGGCGACTTCACATTAGCGGTTCTTAAAGGAATCATAGGTGAAGCACGTGAAAAATTTGCATCTATTGCAGGGCCGGGTGGTGGCACATCATTAAATGGTTCAGCTATGAAGTCAGAATCAAAAGCATTACAAGAACAATTAATTGATGATCTTAAACGCTATGTAGATTTTTCCCAGCCCCTGACATGGGTACAAGGTTAACCTTAATACTTTATTTCGTAATCTCTTTGTAATATACTAAGTATCATTAAAAGGGAGTCTACGCATGATTCTAGGAGTTACCGGTTTTATTAATAGCGGTAAGGACACTATAGCAGATTATCTTTGTACCTTTCATGGATTTAAAAGATTAAGTTTTGCTGCTAGTTTAAAGGATGCAGTGTCTAATATATTTGGTTGGGACAGGGAGTTACTTGAAGGCACAACGAAAACTAGCAGAGAATGGCGAGAGCAAGTTGATAGTTGGTGGTCTAAAAGATTAGACATACCTAATCTTACTCCTAGATGGGTACTACAACATTGGGGTACAGAG